TACACTTTCTGTCTATGGGTAGAATCTTGCAGACATTCGGGCTTGAACCTAAGCCACAATTACAAGCTCAGTCCGCACCTCAGGTATTGGGTGAGTACTCACCTTATGCCATGCCTTTCCAGTATGCCTTTGTAAGTCGTAATGAGGCTATGTCTGTCCCAGCATTACAACGCTGTCGTAATCTTTTGGCTGGCACTATCGGAGCAATTCCTTTAGAGCTTTATAAGAAATCTACCAATGAAGAATTAGGCTCACCTGCATGGTTGGAGCAACCTTCATACTCACAACCTCGATCAGTAACGATTGCATGGACTGTTGATTCACTTTTGTTTTATGGTCAAGCATTCTGGAAAGTTGTTGAAGTCTATGCAGAGGATGGACGCCCATCTCGCTTTGAGTGGGTTGCTAATGATCGCGTAACTGCAACACTTGATGCAACAAATACTTTTGTTAAGTCTTATGCAGTTGATGGCACAACATTACCAATGGACGGCTTGGGATCTTTGATTACATTCCAGTCATTAGGCGATGGCATTCTCAATACTGGAGTCCAGACAATTCGCGCCGCTATCGATGTTCAGAAAGCCGCAGCAATTGCAGCATCAACTCCAATGGCAACTGGCTACATTAAAAACACAGGTGCAGACCTAGATCCTAAAGAAGTATCTGGATTACTAGCTGCATGGAAGAATGCGCGCCTTAATCGCTCAACTGCTTATTTAACATCAACTTTGGAATACAATCCAGTTTCATTTTCACCTAAAGACATGATGTACTCAGAGGCTATCTTTAACCTCGCAACAGAGTGCGCTCGTTTGTGTAATGTTCCTGCTTATTATGTTTCAGCAGACTCTAATAACTCAATGACTTATGCTAATGTCCAAGATGAACGTAAGCAATTCTTAACATTATCTCTACAACCATTTATCACAGCGATTGAAGATCGCCTGTCAATGGACGACATTACTGCTCGTGGAAATGTCGTTCGATTTGACATCGATCATAACTTCCTTCGTACTGATCCAATGGAAGAGCTTGCAGTAATTGAAAAACTTCTTAGCCTTAATCTGATTACAACTGAACAGGCTATGGAAATGACTGATCTAACACCTAATGGAAGCCAAGGTATGGAATGAGCCAGATAATCACCTTCTCAGCTGATCTAACAGCAGACTCAGCAAGTCGCACAATCTCAGGCAAGATTGTGCCTCTCAATGTTGAAGCAGGATCGACCAACATGGGTAAAGTAATCTTCGAGTCTGGATCAATTGAGATTCCAGATCCTAAGTCAATCAAGTTGCTTAATCAGCATGACATCAAGAAGCCTCTCGGACGCGGAGTAACTTTTAGCGAGTCAGAAGATGCAATTCACGCTGTATTTTCTATCAGTCGCTCACAGCGCGGTACAGAAGCTCTCATCCTTGCAGAAGAAGGATTGCAGTCAGGTTTATCAATCGGGGCAGAAGTCCTAAAGTCAAAGATCAAGGATGGCGTGATCCATGTATCCGCTGCACGCTTGGTCGAAGTAAGTTTAGTAACAGAGCCAGCATTTAAGTCGGCACAGGTTACTGAAATCGCAGCGGAAGAATCTGCTGTTGAAGAAACAATCCAACCAACAGAAAGCGAGACAGCAATCGTGGAAGAAACCACTCCAGCAGTCGAAGCAACACCAGTTGAGGCTCCAGCGGTTGAAGCTGCTCGTCCAACTGTTTCAGCAGCGTACTACACAAAGCCACGCATCGAGATCACAGCGGCTAAGTATGCAGAGAACACAATTCGTGCAGCACTAGGTGATGAGTCAGCTCGTCAATACCTACGCGCAGCAGATGACACAACAGACAACGCTGGTCTAGTACCAACACGCCAGTTGTCAGAAATCATTAACCCACTTGGTACAACAATCCGTCCATCAATCGAAGCAATCTCACGCGGAGTGCTTCCAGATGCAGGTATGACATTTGAGATCCCAAAGATCACACAGATGCCAACAGTTGCAGTAACAGCAGAAAACGCTGCATTCTCAGACACAGACCAGAACTCATCATTCTTATCAGTAGATGTTAAGAAGTATGCAGGACAGCAGACATTCTCTGTTGAATTGCTAGATCGTACATCTCCAGCATTCTTTGATGAGCTAGTCCGCAACATGGGCGCAGCTTATGCAAAGGCAACAGATGCAGCAGTAAACGCTGCTCTTATCGCAGGTGCAACATTAGACGGCACAACAACTGCAACATACCCAACAGCCTCAGCGTTGCTTGGAATCGTTGCTCGCGGTGCAGCATCTGTCTATGATGCAACACTAGGACTTGCGAACCCATTCGCTCGTAACATGATCGTGAACACAGCACAATGGTCAAACATCATGACACTTAACGACAATGGTCGCCCAATTTACACAGCATCAAACCCAATGAACGCTGGCGGACAGGTTGTCCCAACAGCACTACAGGGAAATGTTGCAGGACTTAACCTCTATGTAACACCAAACACAGCAGCTGGAACAGACACAGACGGATCAATCCTGATTGTGAACCCAGAGGCTTACACATGGTATGAGTCACCTAACTACCGCTTGCGCGCAGAATCAACAGCAGCGGGAACAATCACAATCGGTTACTACGGCTTTGGCGCAATCGCGACTAAGGTCGGAGCAGGTGCATTCAAGAATAACAAGGCTTAATTAAAGCCCACTAAGTACGCTCTGAGGGGTAGTAGCCCTCTACCCCTCAGAGTCTTTAGAAAGGAATGGGAATGGCACTTACAACAGTTGCAGAGCTCCGTAGCACTCTCGGAGTCGGTACCTTGTATCCAGATGCCACCCTTCAAGAAGTATGCGACGCCACAGATGCAGTCCTACTTCCAATGCTATGGGCAAACAATTATTACGCTGTGGGTCATAGCAATACGACTAACACAGGCACTACATACTTTAATGAATCTACAAAAGACATTTTCTATGTCGGTCAGACTGTTGTAATCACAGGCAGCGGATCAAAGCATAACGGCAGCAAAACAATCACAGGTGTGGGAAGTCAATCGATCACTTATGCGATTACTGGCAACAATAACACCGCTGCACCATTTCACCCTATTCAACCTTTTGGCACAGTAGCAGCAGAGACTTATGTCGATTGGTCAACTGACTCAGCAGTGCAACAAGCAGCTTTGATGGTATCTGTAGAAATCTGGCAAGCTCGCACTGCCACCCTTTCGGGCAGCAACCTTGTAGATTTCCAGCCAAGCCCTTATCGAATGAGCGCACAGCTTCTCGCTAAGGTGCGAGGATTGATTGCACACGCGTTAAGCCCTAACTCAATGGTGGGCTGATGCCAGTTGCTATTACAACTCTTAGAACCACTTTAGCGACTGCCCTAGTCAATAACGCTAAGTGGCAGACTTTTGCATTTCCACCTGCAACAGTCCTTGCTAACTCTGTGATCGTGTCTCCAGATGATCCATACTTGACACCTAATAACAATTCTCAGATTTCAATTAGTCCAATGGCAAACTTCAAGATCGTCATGACTGTGCCGTTGTTTGACAATGAGGGAAACCTAAATGGGATTGAAGATACTGTAGTCAGCGTGTTCGCTCTGCTCGCAGCATCATCTTTGACCTATAATGTAAGCGCAATTAGTGCGCCTAGTGTTCTCAACGCTGCAAGCGGAGACTTGCTCAGCTGTGAGATGTCCGTATCAATCCTTACGAGTTGGAGTTAAAATGTCCGAGTGGGAAAAAGAAAACGAAGCCTTCCTGATCAAGATCGGGCAGGTAACACCAGCAACACCTAAGCCAGCATCTACCAAGAAAGACGAGGAATAATCTCATGGCTGTATTTCTAAATAACAAGGTCGGCGTGAAGATCAATTCTGTCGATCTATCAGATCATGTCACAGCGGTAACACTTAATCGTTCATTCGATGAGCTTGAAGTAACAGCGATGGGTGACTCAGGTCACAAGTTTGTTAAGGGACTTGAAGCATCATCTGTAACAATTGATTTCCTAAATGACACAGCTTCAGCAAATGTCCTTGCAACCCTTCAGGCTGCATGGGGAACATCTGTCACAGTCGTATTGCTACAGGAAAAGGGCACAGCAGTTTCAGCTACTAACCCTCTGTACACAATGACATGCTTGATTAACAACACAACCGACATTAACGGCGCAGTTGCTGATCTCGGTACACAGTCTTTGACATTTAATGTCAATGGTACTGTTGCAGTAACAACTACAGGCACATTCTAAGAAACTAACAAAGGGGCAAACTCATGGCAAAACTAAAGATCGTTCGTACAGATGGAAGCGTTATCGAGGGCGAAATCACACCTGCTGTTGAATATTTTTTTGAACAGCAAACAAAGATGGGGTTTCATAAGGCGTTCAGAGATCTGGAGCAGCAGTCACATGTCTACCTCCTTGCTCATGAGATTGTCCGCAGGTCAGGTGAAACTGTTAAGCCTTTTGGGATGGAGTTCATTGAGACACTTAAAAGTGTCGAGGTGCTTGACTCCGACCCTTTAGCTTAAAGCGGGATCTTCCATTCACCTATCTAATTGCTCGGTTGAGCATTAGGTTGGGGATCTCGCCACAAGCATTATTGGATTTAGATAAAAACATGCTCGATGCACTTGTGCAGGGGCTTAAGGATGAAGCGAAAGAGGTGAGCGATGCAAATAGAGTTAAGAGGAAACGCTGACCTTCGCAAAGCATTACGCCGCTTCGCTCCAGATTTAGAGAAGTCTCTAAAAGTTGAAATGAAGCGAGGACTTGCCCCAGTTGCTAAAGCAGCTAGGGGTTTTGTTCCTTCTCAATCTCCTCTAAGCGGTTGGGCTCCTAGATCATTCAATGAAGGATCTTTCCCTACCTATAATGCCAATGTTATCAAAAGCAAGATTGGCTATAGCACAGCAGTAACAAAGCCAAATGCCAGAGGTTTTAGCTCTATGGCTTCCGTATTTAACAACTCACGCGCAGGTGCAATCTATGAGTCTGCTGGTCGTAACGGCGCACAAGGTCAGCCTTGGGTTGGCCCTAAAGGCCCAGCGGGAAAGAAATACTCACATTCACGCAACCCTAAAGCAGGTGAGCAATTTATTGCTGCCATGCCGCCACTTGCCGGCAGCCTAAAAGGTCGAGGTCGCCTAATCTTTAAGGCATGGAATCTGGACAAGGGAAGAGCTGAAGGCATTATCAACAAGGCTATTAGTACAGCGGAAATCGAGTTGTACAAGCGATCTAAATCTGGGGCTTTAAGGAGAGCAGCGTGAACTTTCTCGAAGTCATCAACATCGCATCTAAGTTTGATGCCAAAGGATTCAAACAAGCCGAGACTGCACTTGGCAAGTTAGCCAGCACCACTAAGAAATTAGCAGGTGCGGCAGGTATTGCCTATGGTGCTGCTGCTATTACTGCCTATGGCAAAGCAGCGGTAAAAGCGTTTGCACAAGATGAAGCAGCAGCAGTACGACTTAACAGGGCAGTTACTAACTTAGGGATTGGCTTTGCTAATCCTGCAATTGCAGATTACATTGGCAAGTTGGAAAAGTCTGCCGCAATTGCCGACGACATTCTGCGTCCTGCTTTTCAATCTTTATTGACTACGACTGGTTCACTTACCAAGTCTCAAGAATTGCTTAACAATGCAATCACGATCAGCCGCGCATCTGGCGTTGATCTGGCTACAGTTAGTGAGGATCTTGCTAAAGGCTATGTTGGAATTACAAAGGGATTATCTAAATACAATACAGGTCTCACAAGAGCAGAGTTAAATACCAAATCATTCTCGGAGATCTTAGGCGTATTGCTTACACGATCAGCGGGAGCAGCTGAAGATTACCTGACCACTACATCTTACAAGATGGATGTTTTGTCAATCGCTACTGGTAATGCATCGGAAATCATTGGTGAAGGATTAGTAGAGGCGTTTGCACGCATTGGCGGTGGCACAGAAGCCAGCGATGCACAAATCGCCATCGAGGGAATTGCTAAGGCAATCTCTGGAATTACAATAGCCACAGGTACGGCTCTGGGCGGCATAACTAATGTTTTAAGGACATTGAAAAACCTACCTAAAAACATCTTTCAAGGCTTTGCTGGTGTTCAAGGTGGCGTAAATTTAGGATCAGTTACCCCACCACCTGCATTAACTCTCAGCCAGCAGAAGCAGCAAGAGGCTCTAAAGGCTATGGAAGCGGCAGCGATCAAGCGTAATAAAGAATTGCTTGCCTTAAAGAAAAAACAATTAGCAATCGAAAAGCAATCTCTTACACAAAAGAAACTTCAGGCAGCAATTGATAAGGCTAACCTTGCTTTGGGTAAGGGCACAGAAGTATTTGACATGGACAAGATCCAGATTGCAGCAGCTCTTACCAATCAAGCCGAGCAGCTAGGCAAGGCAACAAGCGCATCACAGGTATTGCAGATCGCTAATGACATCGCTCGCCTTAATGTTAAGCGTGACATCCTTGCCCTTGAAGATGCTATTGCCTCAAAGGATGAGGCTGCTATCATCGCAGCAACAAACAAACTTAATGCAGACCTCAAAGTACTTAGTGCATTGGGTCAGCAAAATGTCAAACTGTTAGACATAAAATCTATCCTTGAAACCTTAAAGCCTAAAGATTTAATTAACATTGATAACCTCAATGAGGCTCTGCGCTTACTAGGCTTGATTAACCTTGCCTCTACTGGATCTAAAACAACTCCAGCTGGACAACCGACCACAACTCCAACCCCAGCACCTAGCACAGCAGGTCTAACTCCAGCAACAACGATTGCTGAGACTAATGCCAATGTTGCAGCCCTCGGCGGAGTCATTACACAGATTTTGCCTAACCTAAAGGAATACACACCAAATCAAGGCATGATCTCAGGCATCAGTCCTAATGGTCGTGAGTTTAACTTTACTGTTAATGTGAACACAGGCGTGGGAGATCCTAACGCTATTGCTGAGGCTGTAACTCAGGTCATTCAGGATGCTGTAGATCGTGGCACACTTAGAGGTGGATCTTACTAATGCCTTGGCTACCACAATGGCGCGTGACAGTAGGTGATGATGTCTATACGACTGTCACCTCTGTTTCTTTTGCCTCTGGTCGCTTAGACATTGATCGTCAAGCTACTGCTGGGTATTGTCAGGTCGAAATCGTCAATACAGATAACTCACCATTTACCATCAATGTCACAGAGCCAATCCTTTTAGAGCTTAAAAACTCATCTGGCACTTATGTCACAGTATTCGGCGGAGAAGTATCAGACTTTAACATCGGGGTAAGAAGCCCAGATGAAGCGGGCTACATCACGACAGGCAAGATTCTGGGCATTGGCTCATTGGCTAAATTAGTAAAGGCTGTCTATAACACAGCACTAGCCGAGGGTTTAGACGGCGCACAGATCGCTGCCATTCTAGGCAACGCACTTAACCTCACATGGGCTGAGGTAACACCGACAGACACATGGGCAACTTATCCAGCAACAGTCACATGGGCAGATGCAGAGTCTTACATCGGCACAATTGACTCAGGCTTCTACACCATGATTGCAGTCGCAGCTAGTGCTACGGCTAAGTCTCAGACCCTTGCAGACCAGATTGCCACTAGCGCATTAGGTCAAATCTACGAGGAAAAGGATGGAGATGTCAGCTATGACGATGCAGACCATCGATCTAACTATCTCGCAGCAAATGGCTTTACTAACCTCGATGGCTCGTATGCAACACCATCCTCTATCACAGCCACAACTCAAACTGCTCGCATCCGTAACAGCCTTATCTATCGTTACGCCACAGGATACGCCTCAACCTACAGCACCTCTGACGCGGACTCTGTAGCCTCTTACGGACTCTTTGAGCGTTCCTTTGACTCCAACATTAAGAACCTTGCAGACATCACCGACATCGCCTCTAGAGAGCTTAATCTACGCAAGAACCCACGCGGGTCATTGGGTGCGATTACTTTCCGTCTGGACAATCCAGACATGCCAGATGCTATGCGTAACTCTTTAATTGGTGTCTTTTTTGGTCAGCCTGTGCTAGTGACTAACCTACCGACTAACTTACTCGGTGGACAGTTTGATGGCTTTGTGGAGAATGTCGCTCTGCGCGCTACCCCAAGCTTTACTGAGATCACCCTTTACATCTCAGCAACAGACTTCTCACTTTCAACGACACAATGGGAAACAGTATTGCCAGCAACACTCATATGGACTGGCGTAAATGGTACACTTACTTGGACAAATGCGACAGGAGCATTAACTTAAATGGCACTATCACCTAACTTCGGCTGGTCTGAACCAGATAACTCAAGCCTTGTCAAAAACGGCGCACAGGACATCCGCACGCTAGGCGATGCTATCGATGCTTCAATGGCTGGCATGGTGGTCAATGCTCAGACTGGCACTACTTACACAGCAGTCAAGGCAGATGGTCTCAATTCAATCTGCACAATGGATAACGCATCTGCTAACACTTTCCGCATCCCAACAGATGCGACTTATAACTTTCCAATCGGTACTACCTTACTGGTCTATCAGAAGGGTGCAGGAGTGACAACAATCAACGCAGTCACCTCTGGCACGACCACGATCAACAGCGCAGGAGCGGTTGCAGCAGCTCCAGTCCTTGCTCGTTACAAGTCAGCTGCATGCATCAAGGTCGCTGCTAACTCATGGATTGTTGTGGGTGCGATTGCCTAATGTTAAATACTTTAGCGGGCATTATTGCCTCTAGTGGTGGCGGGCTTCCAGCCCCAAGCTTTGTTGATTATTTAGTTGTCGCAGGTGGTGGCGCAGGTGGTGGCACTAACAATGGCGGCGGTGGTGGTGCAGGTGGTTTCAGAACTGCAACTAGTTTCTCTTTACCTTCATCATTTACTGTAACTGTTGGAGCAGGTGGAGCAGGATCTACTGCTATCGGTGCAGATGGATCTAACTCAGTATTTGCAACCATCACCTCAACAGGTGGTGGCGGCGGCGGTGGTGGCGCAGGTGGCGGAAACATCGCAGGTCGTAATGGTGGTTCAGGTGGCGGATCTTCATTCTGGGCTTCAGGTGGTGCAACCCCTGGTGGCACTGGAACATCTGGTCAAGGTAATAATGGTGGTGCTAGTGACGGAACAGGCAATACTAAGTTTCCTGCCTCAGGTGGCGGTGGAGCAAGTACTGCTGGAGTTTCAGCTAATACACCTTCTAGCAATGGTGGTAATGGCGGAGCTGGTACTGCTAACAGCTATTCTGGATCATCTGTCACTTATGCAGGTGGTGGCGGTGGTGGCGCAAATGGTGTTGCGGGTGTCGAAGGTATTGGTGGCGCAGGTGGCGGTGGTAACGGATCAGCAACAGGCGGATCAGCACCAACAAGCGGAACAGCTAACCGAGGCGCAGGTGGCGGTGGTTGTTCAGGATCTTACTCAACAGGTGGAAGCGGTGGATCGGGCATTGTTATTATTCGATACCCAGACACTGAAGCAGATCTATCTTCTATTGGCGGCGGTCTAACTTACACAAAGACTACTTCTGGCGGCTATAAGATTTACCAATTTACAGCAGGAACAGGAACAGTGACAGTCTAATGGCACATTATGCATTCTTGGATGAAAGTAACATTGTTACTGAAGTCATTGTAGGCAAAGACGAAACTGAATTGATTGATGGACTTGATCCCGAAACTTGGTACGGCAATTTTAGAGGTCAAACCTGCAAGCGTACTTCTTACAATAACAACATTCGTTTTAACTATGCTGGTATCGGTTATCTGTACGATCCTATCGATGATGCTTTTATTCCAATCATGCCTGAGTGTGGGCATGATGAATTGTTATTAAATAACTTAAAACGATGGGAGTGTCAAGCTTGTGAAGCCCAAGTTGAGCAAATGCGCAATACAACTTCGTGAGCAGATCGATGACTCGTTCCCAGATCGTGACCGCACATCGGATGGTTGGATCGGTGATACCAGACACGCTCATCGCAAGTCAGATCATAATCCTGATGCTAATGGTTGGGTTCGTGCCATCGATGTCGATCGTGACCTATTTAAGGGATCGAAACCAGATGTCATGCCAGATCTTGCAGATCAGCTTCGTGCCGCTTGCAAGTCTAAATCAGAGAAGCGTATTAGTTACATCATTTTTGATGGACGAATTGCCTCGCCTGTCCTCGGATGGCGTTGGCGTAAGTACACAGGGGCTAACAAACACACGAAGCACGCTCATGTCTCGTTTAAGAAAGAAGCTGACAATGACTCGGCTTTTTTTAACTTACCTATGTTAGGCGGAGAATAATGAAGATCAAGCATCCTGCATACTTAGCCGCTGGAGCATTTCTAGCAGCTTGGGCATCATCTAATTTTGAGGCAGATTACCGCGCAATACTGTGGGCAGTATTGTCAGGCGTATTCGGATACGCGAGTCCTAAAAAGTGACACAGAGCGATTTCTTCACCCTCTACATCGCAAGTCTAGGCATCTTTGGTGGGCTTGCAGGTTATGTCATCACTCATCTACTGAATGAAATCAAGCGACTCAATCAGCGTGTCGATGAGATCTATAACATTTTACTAGAGCGATAATTTAACCATGGCAAGAAAAGCAACTAAGGCATTAGAGGAACAAGGCTACTCAAAGCTCGATGCTTATTGCATCGGATTGCATGAGTATTACAGATCCTTGCGTCGATCAGGGTTTACAGAAGATCACGCTCTTTACATGCTATCGGTTGTAGATTCTTACCCGGGGTGGATCCTGCCTGATCCTATCGAGCCAGAGAAGTTTGGCGATTACGAAGATGAGGATGACGATTAAGCGCATCGTCGTAGTTTCGGACTTACAAGTCCCCTACCATGACAGGGTTGCTACTCGTAACCTTGCTTCTTTCATTTCTAAGTTTAAGCCAGATCAAGTAGTCACCATTGGCGATGAGATTGACCTTCCCCAGATAAGCAAGTGGGAAGAAGGGCGCATGGGTAGTTATGCCCAGACCCTAGATGATGATCGTAACGAGGCTGTTCAGCTGCTCTGGGAATTAGGCGTTACAGATTGCATTCGTAGCAATCACACAGATCGCCTGTACAACATCATCATGGCTAAAGTCCCAGCCTTTGGGGCTTTGCCAGAGCTTCGCTTTGAGAAGTTCATGAAGTTCGATGAGTTAGGCATTACCTTCCATAAAAACCCCATGCCTATTGCACCTAACTGGATTGCAGTACATGGAGATCACACACCCATCAAGCCACAAGGGGGCTTATCAGCCCTAGAAGCGGCTCGTAGGCATGGAAAGAATGTGATTAGTGGTCACACCCACA